TGTAGTTCCTCCACTACGATAATTAGAATGAATTCTAAGAACTGTCTCGTTCCCAGACTCTGCCAATTCAATAATTCGCTCCATCTCTTTGAATTCTTCTAGGCTTATTGTTACTGTGTTTTTCATGTCTAACCTATTAAATTATATTTAGTGGTAAAACTCTATATTTATAGCACCTATTTTCGTCTTTAAGCTTTTTCATTTCTAATTCAGCTACAGATTTAGATTTAAAAATAGGCATCGGTTCAAATTCTTCAGGATCATTGGATTCATTTTCAATATTACAGCCTACCAAACTATGGCTATACGTGACGTAGGTATATCCATGCTGCTCTATCTTAACTATGATATACATATATCTAAAATATTAAATCCATTAATAAACCCACGATTAAACCCATGACAAACACGCATGAGTATATAATAAAACTTAACTTCATGGCAAGCTTAACTCTAATTATTTGCCTTGCAATCTCTTCTTTCTGAAGGCCTATGTGGGCTTTTGCATCGGATAGCTCTTTTTTATACCGCTCCTTAGTATTCATTACTTTTTTAATAGAATCATCAACATCCGATTTTTTACAGGCACAATAAGTATCTGTTGAAATCTTAGTTTCACCACTATAATGTTTTTTAATCAAAACAACATCACGATTAAGTAATATGTCTTGATTTGCTAAGTATTCGGATATCGCATCTAGATTATCAAATAGATCATCCGAGAAAGAACGTGTAAACCCTCCTTTCTCGATGCCATTTAAAAGCGTTTGCTTTATTTCTTCTTTCATTTCATTTCCTCCAATATTTCATTTACAATTTTGCTTACAACCTCTTCACTATTCTCCTTAAACTCTTTAATTGACACCCATTTTGTTATTGACCGAGTTAAAGCTTGTCTTTCAGCTATAGAGTTTATTTGTGGCATTCCGCGTTCTACAACTGTTATTGACTCCTCCTTTCTCAAATCCTTCTCAATCAACATGTTTACGTACATGGAAAAGTTAACCTTTCCAAATATCTCTCTACTCCTGTTTTGTGCTGCCAGATAATCTTCATCATTTCTGTATACTGGCCTTAGATTGCTTTTACTCATAATTATTCATTTTCATTTAATTTTTTACACTGCTTATCCTTCATTAATATAAAAGTGCATATAAGAGTCACCCATGAGAGAACAATAAACACGACTGACCAGAAATTAAACTCCTTTTTGTCTAATAACAGGAATGTGATAACACACCCGACTAGCCAAAATATTACGCCTACGTTTTCTGAAATTAATTCTTTCATGGTTATTTATTTACATTCTGGGAAGTCAGACACATCAGCGTCTAAAATAGTTATATACTCGGGAAGTTCTTTAGGTATATTGTCGCAGCCCAAAAACCACCATTGGTCACATATTGACTGCGGCACCGCTTTTTTATACGTTATGCCTAACTCCTTCATTTTGTCCTGAGGGGGGCATGCAGTATTATCATGCATGTGTGCCCCTTGTAAATTGTAGCGTAAATTTTTCATGGCTATTTAGTTTTAGTTAAACAATACCCAAATATACGACAATAATAATATTAAACAAATATTATATGAATATTGCATATAAGAAAATAGAACAATTCCAAACTTATTTTCATGTTTTACAGCATTTTATTAGTAAATTAGCAGTATTAAAAAACTTGTTAAAATATTAACAATGAGTAGAGAAATAGAATTTAAAAATATATCCGCTGAAAATATCAAAGCTTTTGAGCGTAAAGCTGATGGAGAGTTTGCGGGGCGATTGATTGTAAAAGGTTATGCTGCTGTGTTTGGTAATGTAGATTCTTATGGTGACGTTATTGTTAAGGGAGCGTTTGCAAAAACAATAACCGGAGAAAATAAAGAAGATATTGCTTTCTGTTGGCAGCACGACATGAAGCAGCCGATAGGTAATATTATGGTGCTTAAGGAGGATGATTTCGGGTTGTATTTTGAAGCTGTAATTTCGGCTAGTGAGGAAGGTAGGGCAGTTAAAATCGAGGAAGGTATAATAAAAAAGTTTTCTATTGGATATTGGGTTGAGGAGAGAGACTTCAAAGAAGAGGATGGTGAGTCTTTAAGATTCTTAAAAGAGCTTGGGCTAGCTGAATTCTCGGCAGTGACAAGAGCTGCAAATAAGAAAGCTAAAATTATTTCAACTGAGCGCAAAGCAGAAGATTTCGACCTTCAATCAATGGGTGATGAAGAACTAAAAGCTTTAGAATTAAGATTAGAAGTAGAATTAAAGTCCCGTGAGCCTGAGGCAAAAACGGTATTCGATTACATAAATTTAAAATAAAATGACAGAACTAGAAAAGAAAGCTCAGGCTATCGAGCAAGAATTAAAAGATCTTAAATCTTTTGTCGATAAAAACAAAGATTTAGACACGAAGTCTATTACTGACGGTATCGCAGAACTTAAAAAAAAGTTTGATGAAATGCCAGAAATGAAGGATGTTGCAGAAATTAAATCTCTTAACGACGCATTGAACAAGCTTAACACAGAGGTTAAAGGGTTGATTAAAAAAGAAGGTGAAACAAAAACTTTCACTCAGGAAATCGACAGAATTCTGAAAGATCCTGAAACAAAGAAAGCTTTTGACGCTGGTAAAATGAAAGGCCTAGAAGGGAAGTCTTTTGAGATGAAGGTAGACACCACCGCTTTTGTAGGCGATGTGACCAGAACGCAAATTAAGCCAGGGGCAAACTATCCTAGAGAGCAGATGTTAACTGTTACGCCCCTGTTCTCAGTTGTGCCAATGGAGCAAGACAGAAGCCGTATGTTATGGGTAGAGGGTTCTTACACTTCAAATGTAGGTTATGTAGGTGAAGGTGCCGCAATCGGTGCTGATGACACAGGTGCAGAGGAGGAAAAGACGCGTGAAGTTGCTAAAATTTCGGCTAAAATCCCTTTTACTGCTGAAATGTTCGAAGACCGTTCTGCATTCGCTTCAAGATTACAGAATAAATTAATGTTTAATTCTGAGAAGTTCATTAATACTGAATTGATCTCAGGCGATGGTAATGACGCCACTCAGAAAAAGCATATTTACGGGCTTAAAACACAGGGATCTACAGCTTACAGTACGCCAACTGAATTAATCGGAGCTTACAAAAAGGCTACAATTGATGATTTAGCTGTGGCAATTAACGTACAGGCTGATGTTTATACGCCTAATTACGTCATCATGAACAAATTAACCGTAGCTAAATACTCGAGAGTAAGAGACACTACAGGACAGTTAATTATCCGAATGGTGAACGGTGAAAAGGTCCTTGGTGGAATGACTATTATCGAGTCTTATGCAATGGGGGACAATGAAATGCTGGCGGTAGATAGCTCGACATTAGAGCTGTGGATTAAAAGAGGCATGGAGTTTAAGATCGGACAAGAAAACGCCGATTTGTCAACCGACAAGTTTACAGCGGTTGTATTTTGGAGAGGTCAGTCACTGGTAGAGACACCAGACAAGGCAGGTAATATTTACGTTTCAGATATCGACACAGCGTTAATTGCTCTTGATCCAGACAGAACATCGTAGTTAGTTTTAATTAATACTTTAAGGGGTGGGCTTCTGCTCATCCCTTTTTTTTAATATCTGAAACATGGAGAATAAAGAATTAGAAAATAAGGCAGTTAAAAGAAAGCCTAAAAAAGCAACCGCAGACAATAAGTACATTACGACTGACACTTACCCATGCTTACCTAAAGGTGTCGGATTGACCATTAGCAACAAGATAATAGCTGATAAGTTTATTAAAAAAGGATACATTAAGCATGTTAAAAAGTAAGCTCAGTAATATATCGAACCCACCTGTAAGCCTTGCAGATTTCAAGGCTTATATAGGTGGCATTAATCACACGCAAAAAGATGCAGATATACAGAGATGGATAAATGCTGCAATTGTGGTCGTAAGCAAAATGTCAAACATTCCAGCCGCTGACTTTGATGTGGAATTGACACAAGACAAGCCCACTTTAAAGCAAGATCTTTTGTTTGACAACATTACTATTACAACTGCGAAAGACTTGATTACAGGCGACGATTTGACTTACACAACTAACGCGAAAAACAGTGTGATTAATACTGAATCAGAACACCAATATCTTATCAATTACTCATGTGTTAGAGTTGATAATGATGTACTCTCATCGTCCATCCTCGACTATTCTGTTATGAAATACACAGGATCGACAGACATGGATGCTAGAAAGGCAATAACAGTACATTTAAGAACAATTCAATCAGAAATATACTAAGATATGAAAAGACTATTATTATTATTATCGTTAATACTTGCAGCCTTTTTATCTGCATTTAGCCAAAGAGTTTATTCAGACACAGAAGGTAATTTCAGAATAAACGATAATATTTATCCCAAAAACGAATATAGGCTAACATACGGCACTGGAAAGCTTAGTGCGGCTATATACGGCAAAGATAATTACTTTGAGCTAGTTAAATTCCAGCCGATAACCAGTTATTTAGATGAAAGCGGCACTCCTTACGCAGATGCTGCGGCTTTAGAAGCTGAACTTGCTGGAATTATAAGCACCAACGTATTTGATTTGCTGAACGATAATAATTTTGCAATAAAAGTACAGCTAGGGCAAATAAGAGGCGTTTATGCGATCAATAAGTATGGGGAAAACGAATCTATAGACACAGGCTCAGCGCCAGAGGATATCTGGGATCTTGGAGGAATCTACACTTTTAGCACGACAGCCGCTATTAATAGTATATCAAGCTCTAACGCGTCTGATAATGTAGAGATTACGATAGAGGGGTTGGATGCTAATTGGGATAGGGTTATTCAGACTATTAATTTAACAGGACAAACGAGACTCGCATTGCCGACCAGTTTAATAAGAGTGTATAGGGTGTTTAACAGCAATACCACGCCTCTATTGGGAGACGTGTATGTTTATGAAAACACAGCTCTTTCTGGTGGCGTGCCCATTGATGTCTCTTTAATTAGAGCACAAGTTAAAGCATCAGCGAATCAAACTGAAATGATGATATATTCTGTGCCAGCAGGTAAAACACTGGTGTATGTTGAGGGTTATGTTGCCATATCTAAAAGCGGCGGCGTTGCCAGTTCAGCAGTGTTCACCCAGTTAAGGCGCGATTTCGGCAAGGTGTTTAGAGTTGGCCGAAGAATATCGTTAAATACACAAGGAACAGGAACATGGAGGGCTGTTTATACCATCCCTTTAGTTTTCCAAGAGAAATCAGATATCGTATTTAGGTGCGAATCTGTTTCGGCAAATAATACAGGTGTTACTGGTGGTTTTCAGGGTTTTGTTTTTGATAATGTAATTTGGGGCTTATGATATTCAAACCAAAAAGACGAATACTAGGCACTGATTACGATCAGGAGGTCGAGGCTTTCATAACAACTGAAGGTGCTGGATTTGGAAGTAGCAACACAGATACATCTTTATTTACAGGACTGGCGAAGATAGATGTGTTAAGCGGTAATAAAGCCTTGCAATATCGACAACAGGGGATTAATAATCCTGTGTTAATCGAAATGAATTGGATAGACACACTACCCTCTTATTTTATGTGGAACGGCAATAAGATACCAGTAGCGTCTTTTGTTGATCCAGACAATCACGCTAAAAGAAGAGTCGTTATATTAGGGTCTTATACAGCTTGATATGGCTAAAGATGGTATTCAACTAAAGGTTTTTGACAAAGATATGAATAGGGCGTTGCGCTCTATTCGTTTTTGGGGTGGTAAAACTTTAGAGCAATGCTCCAATGAAGTGATCAAAGCTACTTTAAACACGGCAGCAGATGCAAAGCAGAATGTTAAAGATAACGGCAGCATATCAACGAGCTTACTAATCAACTCTATTGAAAGCCGCTTTAATAAGCTTAGGAATATAGGTGAGGTCATTGTGGGTGCTGCTTATGGCGGTTACTTAGAGTTTGGAAGAAAGGCGGGGGGATTTCCACCACTTGCGCCGCTTGAAACATGGGTTAAGAAAAAAGGAATTGAAACGGATCCTAAAAAAATCAAATCAGTGGCTTTTTTAATCGGCAGGTCCATAGCTAATAATGGAACAAAGCCTCGACCTTATTTAATACCAGCATGGAAAAAGAACGCTAATTTACTTGTTAAGAATCTAAAAGTAGTCTTACGCAATAGCGGTAGAAATGCTAAGTTGTAAAAAGCCCGATCAATTAAGGTCGGGCTTTGCTCATGTCCGATAATGGACATGAACTTTATACCTATGTTACATGCAATTTTTATTTATTTTCCCCACGCTATTTGCTTTTTACAAAAGCATATTATAGTGAAAATGCTTTTGCGATAAATTCCCTCTTCTCCTCCATTGTTTTTAGTTTATCAAAAGCGTATCTCTGGCTTGCAGAAACTGAAATCTCTTGATAAAACTCACTACTATCACTACTAGTGTACAGTGATATTCTATTGTAAAACACAGCTTTATTTCTATCTGAAACACTAATGTAGTTTATATAAGAAAGCTTTTCTGACCATAATTCGTATAATCTAGCAGTCTGACTTTCTGTTTTTTTAACACTTGGCTTACATTTAACATTCCCACCAAGGTCATTATAAATCTTTTTATATAAATCCATATTGTTTATTTTTTCAATATTAACTCTGTTTGTGTATAGGAAAAACCCACCCAATAAATAAATAAAAACTTCATGCAACATACTTTATATGTCAGGCGAATCCATTAAAAGCAAATCTACTCCTTTATAATTCCCCATAAAAATCTATTGATATGTTCTAAAACATGTTATCAAATTATTTCGTATATTTACAACAAATCAATTTTTATGCAAAAAGATCAAGGATTCAGGCTCCTGGCGGAATTTAAAGATAATTGGCTACCTGATAACGGGTACATTAATAACGGCGTTGGTGATTATCCGCGTGTAGAGGTGTATTTATCATCAGGAGGTCAACAGATAGACAAGGGCGATAATTCGAAACCCGTTGATATCGTGTTCGATGTGATAACAGAAAATCGCAATGAGGGCGAAGCTATGTTGATATCTGAAGAATTGCAGAATAAGATAATTGAAACCCCTGTAATAGTGCCTGATTTTACCGTGGATATGGTTATAATGACAGGGACGACACCATTAACCGAAGAAAACGCTGACGATCAGCGCACAATTAATAGAATATTAATAAACTATACGTATAATTTAACACAAATTAATTTTTAAGCTATGCCAAAACAATTAGGAGATAAGTTTATCCTTTGGATATTTGACGTTGCGGGAACTGTAAAAACAGCCATCCCGACAGAGACATCGACCGATTTAGATTTCGGGAACGCTTTATTAGACGCGTCAGACAAGGGTACTGGTGGAGTCGAAGACTTTATTGATGGAACAAGAAGTTGGAGCGCATCATCAGAGCTTTTTTATGACAAAGAAAACGCTGAGGTAACTGGATTAATAACTAGAATTTTAGACCCAGCCCAGAGTACTAGGCGTAAAATTGCAATCGGGGAAGACACTGAAACAGGTGACATCTTGTTTACTGGCGAAGCTTTGCTGGAAAGCATATCTATTCCAGCCCCAAAAGGTGAATTAATGACTATGAGTGTGTCATTTAAGGGCGTAGGGCAACTAGTTCCTTCAACAACAGCTTAATGATAGGCGAATGCACCATAAAGCTCAATAATAAAGAAATAGGCGTACTCTTCGGGGTGCGCATTTTCAAAATCATCGAGGATGAGAAATTGAGCATGTCCACTGACGAATCAGATCATATGAATTCTGTAAATACAGTTTGGGCAGGTATTAAGAATCACGCCGACTTATTAGGCGATGATTGCGACGCTACGATAAAGGACGTATATCAATTAATGAATAACGACTTTAAAGAGTTTGAGAAAGCTTTAAAATGCTTTGGCGAGTCTAAAAGCATGGGGAAGTCTATTAAAGAATTATCTGAGGAAGTAAAAAAAAAGAAGAAGAAGAAGAATTGGATTCACCGGCTGTTTGGCAGTCCATTTCTGAAGACTGTATAGGGGAGTTGGGTTTAAGACATGAAGATCTCTACACGCTAACCATAGGCGAATATCATATCAAGATGAGAGCCTTTAACAGACAGAATGAAAGATCATGGGAGAGATTGAGGTATCATGTTTTCGAGGAAATAATGGGCAACCCTAATATTAAGAAGTCATCAAAACCGAGAAGACCTAGCGATTTGTTTGGATTAAGTATTGATG